AAATGGTAAATAGTGAGCAACTAAAGAAACTCCACATTGGGGTTGAGTGGGTTGATGCCCTCAATGAAACCTTCAACACTTTTGGCATTAACACACAGCGCCAGCAAGCTGCCTTTATCGGGCAGTGTGGGCATGAATGTGGGAACTTTAAGACCCTGGAAGAGAACCTTAACTATCGTGCTGAAACCCTGATGAAGTTGTGGAAGGCAAGGTTTCCAACGATGGAGATTGCCAATCAGTATTCCAAAAATCCTAAGAAGATTGCAAACAAGGTGTACAGCAGTCGTATGGGAAACAGGGATGAAGCATCTGGTGACGGGTATCGGTTCAGAGGCCGTGGGTGCATCCAGTTGACGGGCCATGCAAACTACTTCCATGCTGGACAAGCACTGGGAGTTGACTTTGTAATGGAGCCTGACCTTGTGGCAACGCCCAAGTATGCGGCACTGACTGCTGGTTGGTTCTGGTCAACCCACAATTGCAACAATCTTGCTGAAGCTGCTGATTGGGTTGGATTGACCAAGAAGATCAATGGTGGGACTATTGGCCTAGATGACCGAATCAAGCACACTAACGAGGCTTTTGCGGTGCTTGGCTCTTGAGTTTTCCACGATTGAATATCTTGTGTTTCTTGAAGAAGTACAAGACAGCTTGGTAAGCAACACCAAACCTTTTGGCAATCTCTTTCTTGCTAACACCATCTTTCCATAGCGTCAATGCTCTGGATTCGCTGATTTGAGTGGGTTTCCTGCCACTTCCAGGTCTTGCGCCACCCTTAGTCTTCATTCAAGGCCATCCAAACCATGATGCAAACGCCTCCAATGGCTAACGCAATGCCTAAAAATCCTATGGCAAAGATTGTGATGATTGTCTCGATCACATAACTCCCCTCATTTCCCACCCCAATAAAAAGTAATTCCAACGAGTAACGATGGCAGAGTTTGTAAACTTCTTCCCGTCCCATTGAAGTTCATCCGGTGTGTAGCCTTTGCCTATCATTAGGGCTATGAATACTTGTCGTGCTTTCATGTGTTCACCTTTGGTGGCACTGGTTGTGCGTCCAACATATTTCGACACGCAATAATGGATGCAATGTCATCAGGCTCTTGCTCTGTGCGCTGTGCTGGCTGTGCCAATCGTTCTTTGAGTACGCCAATGGCTTTTTCATAGATTGATCCACGCTCAATCATTAGCGTTTTCAACGCATCAAGCGCTATTGCCATTGCTTCTCTGTCAGTCATGCTTGTTCTCCTACAACCCACACAGCTTTACCCCCAGTAGGCTCATATTCATCAAACTTCAAGCGGATGTACTGCTGTCCAGGTATACCCGCAGATTGCACATATCCTTGAATGCCAAAACTCTTGAGTTCTGTCACCACGACCATGCAAGCACCAAACATTTCTTTGTCTGGTGTGACTTGCACAATGTCTCCAATTTTTAAATCTTGTGTCATGCTTCCCTCGCTTTCAGCATTGCGTCTGCCATTTGATAAGCCGCACCTGCATAAACTTGTGGAGATGCAGTTTCTTTACTGTTTGGATGAGCAAGCATGGATTGCATCGCCTTTGCCGCAAAGTAATCGCGCAGGGTCATGCCGTTTTGGTCAATCTCATATTCTTTGGCAATGTCTGAATGTTCAGACTTTATGAGCAGTGCTTTTTGTTTGCCTGGAAATGCTGGTGGGTTATTCATTTTGTTTTCATTCTTCTGATGTACACAGTAAACGATTGAATCGTGTCTTTGCCAAACGCTAGAGTGCATTTCTCAATGTGTTGGGCAACTTCTTCAATCACTTCATTCCTGGCATTGTTCTCAGCAAATCTAATGATCTGGTGCTTGCGTGACCCTTGCAGACCCCAATCACCTTGACGCTTTGCAAGTTCATCAAAAGCCTCGTCTTCAGGTTCTTTCATCTGCAATTTCCTTGTCGTTACGCTTGATTTCATGCTTGAGATATGCCAAATCAGCATAGGACAACTCATCTGTTATGTCCTTAATTTCCAGGTTAAAGCGCATCCACTTGACTGTTTTCTCACAGTATGCGATTAAGCCAACAGAGTCATCTGCTTCATGCCATTGGTAATCAACCTCAATTCGGTCAATCTCTGGATTAAAGTCATCGTCTACCCACTCAAAAGGCACAAATTCAATTGTTTGCATCATTCACTCCTATCTGTTCAATGTCTTGTGCGGCAAGGAGGGCATCCAGGGCCACAGATTTAAGGATTACAAGGGCAGTCTCTAGCGAGGATGGATTGAGAGCCTTGTGAGCCTCTACATCCTGCCAGAAAGCATTTAAACGGGTTGTTTGTTGTTGGTTCATGCGTCAATTCTGCCTTGTCTGACAGAGATTGGAATAGGGATTTACCCTAACTTACGCATAACCCTTTGGAGCCGCCCAGAAACGCCTTTACGGGTTCCAATGACCTCAATGAAGCCCTTGTCAATCAGCGCCTTGTATCGGGCTGTGACGCTGGAATAGGGCAGAAATGGCAGTTTGGCAAGTACATCATCTGAGATGCAACCATCTGGGCCATAGGCGGCAATGGTTTCATACACCAGTGACTCCATCTTTGTGGTGTCGATTGCCTGTGCTGCCATGTGGGAAGTGGCGGGGTCTTCTCTGCGAGACAGTTTAAACGGCGCAGTTCCAAAGAACTTCTCTACTGCACCACCAAACCAAGATTGATCTAATTTTGTCATCATCAACTCCTATTAAATTGGGGCCGTAGCCCCGTGAGGTTTATCAAAAGGGAATATCGTCATCCGCATAAACTATCTTTTTCGGATTAGCTGCTGGAGGTTGTCCATCTTTGGGATTGACTGCCAAGCCCATGAACTTGCCACTCTTGCCTTCTTTGATCCACGCTGAGAGCCAATACTCTTGACCATCAACAGTTATGTTACCTTTGTAATCTGGCTGGTTAGCCGATTCCTTTTTGTCGTTCTTAAACAAAACGCCAGAGTTGTCTTTCTTTTCCATTTTCACACCTTAATGTTGTTAAGTTTTTCCACCAAGAGGCAAGTCACCCATTGCAGGAATGGTTTTGCCTATCTCATTGCTAAACATAGCAATTTTAGTTTCACTATACAAACTTTCGCTAATGTTTTTAGCAAGTTTATGTAGCGTCATTGCTTTCTCTATATCCAAACTTCCGTCCAAGACACTTTTGGCAGCATTGGCAAGCAATTGCCTCAGTTGTCCTGTTGTTTTGATTTCCTGATTTTCTTTTTTCATTTATTGCTTTCATTAGTTTGTTTACAAATGTTGTTAATTCATCAATGTCACGCAAGGCATGAAGAAGTGGGGCAATATCATAAGCACAATTCAAGCAAAAATCACCCAAGTTTGGCCTTACTCGTCCAGCGTAAAGATGATCTAGCAAAGGCCAATAATCCGCTTCACTATGAACTCCACCACAATCGTCATTGTCATAATCCATTGAAAAATTACTTTTGCATCTATCACATTGATAATAAAATCCTTCTTCATCAAGACTTGCCATGACACTTATCTTCTTGTTATTTCAAAGATTCGCCATGTTTTTTCAATGCGCTGCGGACATTACTTGGAAGCAATGCCCATAACGCCACCTTCTCCTCCTGGTCATGGATTCCCAGGTATTCTTCATAAGCCCCGATCAAGTCGCTTGCCTCGAATCTATCTTGAACAGCAATGGCAACATCTGCAATGATGTTTTTCCTATCTTTGGAGACAATAGCGCCATCAGTTGGCTTGATAACAGCTTCACCTTCTGGAATATCCTCTCCAGCATAGATGTACAAGCCAAGGCCATGCAATGACAATGCCTTAGTCATGCAACGCATGATGGCAGTGTTAACAGCAAATGCGTCTGGGGTTGGTATTGCCTTGTTGCGATAGTCCATCACAGGCAGTTGGCAGGTCATTGGCTTGGCAAACATGGTGACAGTTACAAACACCATTGCAGTGCCGTTAATGTCCATAAAGCACTTGTCGCCAAACATCTCCACCTTGTAGGTTGCGTTTGCATCAGCCTTTAAAGCCTCTGCCCATGCCCAAGCCCATGATAGGTATGTGAGATTGTTTTTCTTCTCTGTGTGATTGTTGACATTGGTGGCAAGAAGTTCTTTGATTGCTTCTTTCCTGTCAAACATTGTGCCGACTATTGTTGTTGAGGTCATTTCGTAACTCCTGTTGAAAATTAAGATTTAATCAGACTTTGTTGAGAATTCTATAGGTGTTTTCCCTAACTTGTTCACATTGGGCTTGTGTGATCCACATTGTCAGCAAGGTCAGTTGGCTTTGAATTGTTTGAATGTCAGCCGTGAACCCTGCGTAGTTTTTGTTTAGACACTTGTTCTCCAGTGCCCTGGTCTTTTGCTCGATTGAGATTAGCATCGTGCTGTAATCGTTGAAGTCGCTCATCTTTAGCCTTTTGAAATGTTTGAGTTATGTCTGTGCAAGAAGCATTTTTGTAGACAAATTTAGGATCGGTGATTGCCAGGGTTGGCAGGGTCATCCTTGCTGGCATTTTGTCTCTCAGCAAGATAGGCAAGCTGGGTTGCGAGATCACAATCTCGAAATAAGATAGGACTCGTTTGATCGCAATCGTCAAATGTTTCATCTGAATTGTCTCCAATAATGTCTTGCAGTCTAGATTTCATTTTCATGTTGTCCTCACTCATCAAACATTTGTTGAAAAGGGCCATCCATTTTAGCTTCCATGATCTTTCGCTCATCAAGGGCTTTTTGGACTCGCTCAATGCGGAGATTGCGATAGTGCTGGAGTTCTTCAATGTCATCAATCCAAGGGGTCTTGACAACATCAAACACTCGCAGTTCAGCCCTGCGGCGAACCTTCAGTTCTACTCTGTTCATCACGATGCTTGCAACATCTTCAGCATGGTTTGCTTTGATGGCTTCCACCAGGGCAACGCTGTCTTGGATAGCATCAGCGATATCATCTGGGTCTAACTCCTGGACAATCGCCCAGCACTCGTATTTAAATTTTTCCTCATCGGTTGCCATATATTCACTCCTGTTGACCACTGCCAAATAGCAGTGATAGGACTTTCGCACAGAAAAAAGATGCAGGGAATAGGTGTTTTCCCTAGTGCAAAAACTTGTAAAACCCATCATACTGAGGTTTTTGGAGACAAGCAAATGCGTTTAAACCTCACCCATCGAACATTGCTCAAGCGCCTATCAGGTGGCCCCAGGACAATGCTTGAGATGACCCACAGCCACACAGACAACAACTCTGTATCGTTTCACTATCAAAGATACCTGCCCGATTTGGAGCAATTTGGGTATGTAATTAACCATCAAGAGAAGTGGCATCTGACTGAGTATGGGCGCATGGAGATGAACAGGGCCATCAGTGGTGCAGCTATGCGGATTGAGAATGGGTCTGTCAAAGAAATCTATGATGGCAAGG